CTAATCTTTATTTTTTATTTTAGGTATAAGACTTTCTTCTAATTTAAGTCTATCCGAATACGCTTCTTCCTTTGTCTCTCTTGTTTTTCCATAATATGTTTTTCGTTTAACAACTATTTTGGCTCTATAGCCTTTCCCGTGTTTGTAGACACCTTTTAAACCAGTTGTATTGTTATTGTTCGTTCTTCCAGAAAACATTTGTATTTGAACACCATCGACAATTTCCTTTGCATTATTTAAAGATGACATATCTTTTGTTCTTGTTTCTTTGTAAAGGCAGCCACAAGATTTTGTTTTACCAGAAGAAAGCAATCCGCTTCTTACGTTTAATTTATTGCCACAATCACATTCACAAAGATATATAACCTCTTTCTTTTTTGATCTCAATCCACTATCTGATAAAATTGTTAGACGACCAAATTTTTTACCAATGAAATTTTTCATATCTTATTGAAATAAATCTTCGTCAGATAATAAGCCATCTTCGTCAGAAAGCTTAACTTCACGTTCTTTTAAGTATGTATCTGTTTCAAAAATATCAATAACGCTTATGGCTGATAAGCTAGATGGTTTATTCACTACATAAACAATTTGATATGATTTTTTACCAATTTTAAAAAGATTTCTACTGCCATCAAAGTTTACTCTTTTGGCACATTGATTGAGATAATCAAACAATTTATTTTGATTTTTTATATGTAAATCATGGATAAAGTACAATTTTTCAAGACTGTATGGAATTTTTTTAAACGTTTTTCCACTAAACGTGTCAAAATTAACAATAAACATATCTTTGTGTGGCTTAATCCAATTAAGTTTTGCAGCATATTTATTTTTATTGAAAAAGTTTTGTATTTTTTCTTCTGTTGTATCAGATATTAATATCTGTTGAACTGATTTTTTGACATTAAAAATATCTTCAAGTGTTAAGTTTTCAATGTAATCTTCTAAAATTTCAGCTTTACCAAGAGACATTCCACTTATTTTTTCAGGATTAAGCTTATATCTATCTAGAAATTGTGTGCTTTGTCCAGTTGCTTTTGATACAGCATATGTTGTGATTCCTGAAATAGTTAAAAGCCAATTGATTTTTTTTGATAGTGACATGATATTTTCTCCTTTTTCTTTATCTTACATATATATTATACAATTATATTTGTATCATTTCAACAATAATATAAAAAAATATTTGTACTTTATAAAATTTTTTAAAACACAAAAAACCGCCCTCGATTAGAGAGCGGTTTTGCACTTTAAGAAAAAATAACTTTTACATAATAAATAGTATGTTAACACATCCTAAACAAAAAAGCAAGAGCCGATAGTGTCAGACGATTCTTGCCAGTGTGATTATCTCATGATTATGCGAGTGTGTCAATAAGGGTAAGAGAAATCCAAGTGTCAGCCTCTAAAGTTTTTCTTCTTTTTGATTTCCTTTATAGTGTTCATTGATGCAAAGCCATAATATTTTGCTGTATCCTCGTCCTTAATAAGTTTATGCAAAGAATCAATGATATCTCGAAAATGGTATTTAGGATTTATTTTACCCATCATTTCCAAGACAATTAAGAAAGGGAGAGCAATCCTGTTTGAATAAACACCTTCTTTATACTCAAACAAAAAATCTTTCCACTCTTCTTTTAACTTAGAGACAGTTATAAATTTAAAATCTATGATATTTGAATTGTGGGCGCAAATATTACGGGCTAGATTAATACATTTTAACCAAGAAATTAATTCAGGATTACTACATGAAAAAGTGCTTGAAATTTGAGTTAAATTAGTTGTTGACATCAATTCTAGCAAATTAACCATCTGCCCAAATGTTAACATATTTACCGCTAGCCAAATAGGAGGATATTTTTGTCTGTCTAGTTTTAATTTTTCATCCAATTCAGAGGATGATGCTTTTCTTAGCTCTCTTTTTAACTGTTTTTTAAAGTTATTTTCACTATAGGAAAGGTAGTGTTTGCAATACTCTTCTTTGTTACACCACTTAGAAAAATCTAGATAGCCATAGCTTCCTAAGCCGTTTTTCCCCAGAACATAGGCGATTTTTGTTTTTATTGCTACTTCAATATCTTCAATCGCATGGAGTAAATTTAATCTCAAATTCTTATCCTGATAATATCTAGATATAACTATCTCAAATTTCGTACCCTGATAATCTATTTTTTTCTTTTGTCCATCTTTTTGAATTTTTGCAAAAGGCTTTGCAAATTCTTTTATTTTGTAGTAAGAAATCACAGATAAACTATACTCTGCTTTACTTTTAGCTTTTCTTCCACTAAAGACAATACCTCTAGATTCCAAAAGTTCAACTTGTTCTCTGTAACTTTTGTGTTGAAAATTTTCCGCCATGAAACACCCTCAATTTTTTAGCAAAAAAACCCCCCATCAGAACATGTCTGCGCGTATGCGAGGGAGGCCATTGATATTTATATATACATTATATATTTTTATATAGCTTATTGTCAATGATTTTCCCTTTATATAATTAAACTTTTTAATAAAATATATTTTTCATCCAGTAAAAGGCACCTAAATACCTCCTGAAAAATCTGTTCAAAATAATAAACAGCCCCCGCAAAAGCGAGGGCATTTGTCTTATCTAAAGGAATTTTACCTCCTGTTTTATACTTGTGTGGCATTAGCTAAATACTTATCTTCGACCCATTGGTCAGACTGAGAAGCGTTAATACGTGACCATCCATTTACTTTTTCGTAGACTCTTACGCGAGTTCCTGCTTTGATAAATTCTTTATCAGAACTACTTGCGTTTGGCTTAGACTCTACATAATAGTCTGTGCTAAGGGTTGCTTCGTAGTACGGTACATTTGAGTTGTCTAATTTAGTATTTGTATCTAGCTTTTGATTAAAAGTAAGCTTGTTTTGTGGTTCTTGTGGTTTGTCAATCTTAGGTATATCCACTTTGCTACTATCATCTGCTAATAATACAATATTTTTATCTAAACCACCTGCTACTCCTACACTTGTAAACTGCCACCAGCGCACACCATCCATTGAAGGGAAGAACTCCCAAAGTGGGTCTTTTCGTACTTCGTAGTCTGGATAACCAGCTATCCAAATGCTGTTTGGGTACTTAGCGATAATTTGCTGATAATCAATATTATTAAGCGTAAATGGTTTATAGCTGTAATAAATAGGCTTATATCCAGCGTTTGCAATTTTATCCATAAACGCAATAACTGCATTAGTGTTAGCTTGTTTGTCAGCACTTGCAGAGTCTTCGTAGTCAATGACTAAGTAAGAGACTTTTTTGCTTGGTAAATTGGACAGAAATAAATCTGCTTCTCGTTGCGCTAAGCTGCTATCTCCTCCAAATCGTCCAAAGTGATAATAACCAATCGGGTCACTAGTATTAGCTTGTTGCTGATGCCTGTCAGACAGCCAAGCGAGTGACTCGGATACTTTGATAATCGTTTTAGTAGTGCCAGCTCGCTGACAAGTAGCAGTTAAGTCTGCTTGTTGATAAGCTGATACATCAATAAAATAATCGCCTTTATTTAGTCCTATATTACCTGTAACAGTAACTGCATTTTTAAAAACTTTTGGTCTAAACGCAGTAGGATAAGTTGCTGAATATGGTAGCTTTACTAAATTATATGCTCCATTTTGTCCACCTTGATTTTGACCAAAAAACCATCCGTACCCACCACCAGCATCACTATCAAATATAGCAACATGACTATAAGGTACAACATCTACAACTACCATAAAAATTGCGACATCTCCCGCTTGCATAGTCTCTACTTCGTCAAAGTAGTTTAAAATACCATTTTCGTGACGTTGCTCCCATATATCCCTCGCGTATCCTGTATTTGTACAGTTTGCGTATGGCAGTCCTAGATACTTACAGTAATCTGCGTAGCCATCCCAACATTGCGCACCAAACGATCCATCAATATCATAAGCGTTGCCATTTGAACGACTTTTATATTCTTGGTATGTAGCCATTTACTCCTCCTTTCCAAAAAGTAAATAAATCGGATAACTAAAAAAAGCAACCACTGCAAGCGGTATGTACAGTATTGCTATTGCTAGTACCATTGCTATTTTAGTGATTGCACGCATGTCCCCTCCTATTTTTTTGGCTCGTGGTAAGTCAATGCTTGCTCACTGTCTGAAAGACCTTCGGTTGTTGGGTCTGTAACAACTCCAAGTAATACCAAAAGCGTTACTGCTGTGTTTGCAATATCCGCAATATTTGACGGTAATTTAATACCTAATTGCTGCGCTAGCAAAAATATAGCTCCTAAAATAGCCATCAAAGTTACTTTGTTTTGTAGTCGTAATTTTAAATTAATCATATTTATTTCTCCTATTAAATAATGTTTTTATTTGTTCCTTGTTGACAATGATGTCGTCTTCTGTTTTTCCGAGTCGTTGCTCGTGGATATCCAAGATTTTATGTATCTTTTCCCTGTCACGCTGTGAGTCTTTTAGTTCGTAAGCCAGTTCTTTTATTGTGTCTTTAAGGGCGCTCATTGTATCTTCGTTTTTTTGCATCGCTGTTTTAAACGGATTAACAACAAACGCCCACAATCCAACTACCGATAAAATCGCCCCGCTTGCTGCGCCAATTTGTAGTATGTCAATGTTCATTCATTGCCTCATTTTCCTTCTGTACCAACCGTAGAAACTTCAATTAGTTTACGTACTCGCTCTCGACAAAATGCTGGAACGTCATCAATAGTAATCCACCCTAGTTCAATCTGCATTGCAAAGTAATTAATCATCATTGTTTTTTCTCCTTTTTTGTTTTTAAATATGTGTACTGCTATTTTCGCTAGCGTTGTTAAGCGTTGTATCATTCAATTTCCCTCCGTCAGCCATTGTCTTAATCAAATCGTTAACAGTTGCTGACATCAGTTTAATCATATTTTCCGCTTTATCTGATTGCGCCTTTGACTTAGCAATTGCGTCATTAATTTTTTCAAATTGTTCTGCTTCTGCTTTGTCTTTGTAAAGTTGCTCAAAGATAAGCTTTTCACACGTTTTTAAAGTTTCAACAAATTTTTTATCATTTTCTTCTGCTGGTAGCGTCACTTCAAAATTTGCTTTAATCGTGCTAGACGTAAATGCTAAAATCGCTTTAGTCTCTTTTACACTTTTATCTTCCAGTAAAACTGGGTATCTATTCAAAAATTCAAGCATAATTCCTCCTTTTAAATTATCCAATTAATTTGTCCTTTAACATTAACCGCCCATTTTGATGGGTTGAACCATAAAATACGACCATCTGCACTAACTTGTACATTTAATACATTTAATTGCACAGTCCACGCAGTAACCGCAAACATCATTTCGTTTGGAATTAAATTCGTTGGCATGGAGCCCACAGTAAAACTATTTATTCCATTTGTTGCAAAGTCATATTTAATAGTGACCATACTCCCGATTTTTCTGTAATTAAAACCGTTTCCGATAGATTGCCAACCAGTATCTTCTATTGCCGGTGTAGCTTGTGGTAGACTATCCTTTTTAGCGTACTCACTCCAACCGCTCCATGACCCATTTTCCAAAACTCTTGTAAAAATGGTTTTGTTCGTGCGGTCATAAAATTGTTGATAAGCGTAATTGGCTGTCTCGTGTCTTACAACTGTTAAATAGCCCGGTCCAGCACCACTTGGTCTATTAGCACCTCTAAATACACAATAAAAACCTGTGTCTTGCAAGCTATTTAGGTCAGTGTCGTCATGTCTAAAAGAACCACCATTGTTAAGAGCAAGTTGTTTTTGTTGGATTGGCTTGCCACGGGCGTATATATCTCCTGCTGCATCAATTGACCCACGCTCCCACTCTTTACCAATTGCTACTCCTGTTGTCTCGGGATTACCACTATCTTCTATTTCTACTGCTACAAATTTTGCAAGAAGAGGTACTCGTTTAGTATCATTAGTCCCAAAACTGTCTGAGATAGTCCCATAAATATCAAATGATTGATCAGACGGGAATTCACCACTAAGTACAAAATTCTGATTGATGAGTTGGTATTTATCTGTATAGGTCTTACTTGCTTCAGAAGTATCAATTTTGAACGTTTTAGTGCCAGTTGGCGCCGTCTTGAAACTTAGCGTCATTTTATTTTTTTGCAGCTTATTAACAGTTAATGGACTAACTGATGCATTAACAGTTACAACGATTTGTGTGCCATCAGCACCGCCGCGCTGGGCGCTAAAATCTAGTGCTATGCCGCTATACGGTAAAACATTTATTTCGGTTGTTACAGGGTCAGATACACGCCCTCTGCTATCTGTAACTGTTGCTTTAACGGTAGCTTTACCTTCAAACTTTAAAATGCCTAGCAAGCCACCGTCTGACTGAGTAGATTGGTTTTTACCAACAATTTCAGCGTAGAAATTTTGGATTGTAGAGCCGTAAATCCCATTCGCACCATTAAATACAACAGTTGGATTAGACACAATTTGCACAAAATTATTAGAACCTACTAATGCAGATGCTTTTTGATTTGTATCCGATAAAACAAGACTAGAAATTTTAGGTTTTACACTGTCCGGTAAAGTCAGATAAAAAATAGCGGTCGACGTCCCAATGACCGATCCATTTGACTTAGTGTCAACGTAAATTGTCGCTGGTGTGCTAGTAGCGTTCGGAATCGTATTAGCCCAATCTAAACTTGTTTTAAAAGTTGTTGAACCTTTTATGTCACTAGCAACAACCCCTGTTATACCATTCACATTGTATCTGACATCGTGTGTAAAATCACTTGAACTTTGATTGATATTAACATTTAGCGTATCTCCAAAATAGCCACTGCTAACCGATACTGCGCTGGTGCGAGGTATTTTCGTAAGCGTGAATTTTTGATCTGGTATCGTCAACGTTCCGGGTGCGTATCCGCCTGGACCTAATAACTTAGCGGCAACAACGACCGTTTTGTTTCCATCTGCATCATGCGGAACTCTGATTGTTTTGTCAATCAATAATTGATTGCCGTTAAAACCGATAGAGGAAGGTGCGTTAAAGTCATATTTAGCACCCACCCAAGCATATCCACCGAAGTTATACTGAGCATAACTGTTAGTACCAGAAGTCAAATAGAGCCTAAATCTTACTTGACTACTATTGTCTGCAACCGACGTTGAAACCTCGTCAACAATATAAGTTAAGCGATAACTCCTGTCAGAGTTACTATAAAAAGTTGTCATCTATCCTCCAATCCCTCTAATTTTCTTGATTTGTAAACGCCCCTTCGAACTTTCTTCAAACAAAAAGCTTCCAATACGAAGCCGCAAAGTGAAAACACCAGACTCGATTTGTAGATAACCTTGACTAATAAACGCAGTCTCAGTGCCACCTGAATAAAAAGCTATGCGATCAGTTGTTACTCTCACCGACGATGTACCATCTTTCATTTTGATAACTAAACCATCATTTGAGTATGACATATACTGCGTAATGGCTTCTGTAACAAGTTGTACATTTTCGAGCTTAGCCAGTATCTGAACAACTCTATTAGCGTTTGAAATCATAGTTTGCTCTGATACTTTTTGACCATCTTCTATTTTTTTAATTTGATCAAGTAACTCTTTTGCTTTATCTTGTACTTCTTGCAAACTTGCAGCAGCTTCAAGATTAGCTTTCATCAAACGCTGTTCTTCCGCAATAGCGTTTAACTGCTCAACAGTAAAAGCACCATCGGCTTTTGAATCAAGATTACTTGCTTTATCAGCTTCCGATTCCTGCCAATCGCCTGTTTTATTTCCCCTAACGAGCATAAACCCACCAGAGCTGAAACTACCTTGCTCCGATGACACCATCGCGAACCTTGGTCTAATCCTACCTGTCTTAGTTGGTGTAAAAGTGATTTCAAAACGTCTGAGACTAGAGTCAACGTTTTTTATAATTGTCTCTCGTGGGGTATCGCTAGTAATAAAACCATCTGCTATATCATAAAGATAAAAATATAAATTCCCAGCTACCTCACGTTTAACATAAGCACTAAAAGTGTACGTTACACCTTGCTCGACCATGATATCTTTTGCATGCGACACTTTTTGCCCACTAATCCATTTTTTAAGCGTGAAAGGACAATTAGAGAGGTTCTCGTCTTCTAGCGTTGCAGAAGTAAACCAATCAGTCCCAAAAAATGATTTTGTACCATCAATCAGATTGTTTGTCCCGACGACAACCGTCCCAACCATGTCAGTCCAGCGGTATTTTTTAGGGTCACTTGAATCTATTGCATCGTAGTCAGTATATTGCCCAATGTAGCGCTTGTTTGCACTATCAGACACGCTAAAGTCAACTGTCCCATCTGAGCTGTTTGCATACGCTACATGCCAGTAAGGTGTCTTACCGTCAGCACCAGCTGGACCTTGGATACCTCTAGCACCATCTGCGCCTTTTATCAAATTCCACTTGTACTTTTTAGGGTCGTTTGAGTCTATGATATTATCATCAACATACATACCTATGTATGTTTTGCCAGTATTATCAGATACGCTAAAACCAGTAGTTCCGGTTTCGTCAAGGGCGTAAGCAATGTGTGTGTACGTTGCCTTTCCGTCAGCACCAGCCGGACCAGGAATACCCTGTTCTCCTCTCGGACCTTGTAAACCATCTATCCCCGGTGGACCTTGCGGTCCTGGCAACCCGTCTTTTCCGTCTGCACCGTCTTCTGTGTCTGTAAAGGATATTTGCGTACTTGCTACAAGTTCCTCATTTAAATATGCCTCAACTGTTATATTTAAAACGTGGTTAAAGTCGCTTGCTTTAACAATTAGCGATGGTCCGATATCAATTAGCGAGTCACCATTTTTATAAAAATAAACTGCTTCATAGTCTTTCCCGTTCTTTTGCAAGCTAGGAGTTAGGACAGATTCACCAGTGCCATTTTTAAAAGCGACACCATTCGAAGTAGCTAGTTTGATTTCGTATGGAATTGACTCATCGTATAGACGCAACATATCACTGATTAAATCAGAAGCTAACTGACTTTCTTTTTCGACAAAATTGCTGAATTTAGTTTTGTTAGAGCTGGGATTTGTTATGGATATTTCTTGCTCAACTACTCGTGCTGTCAAAATCAGCGGTGGCTCGTATCCGTCGTCCTGTATCCGCACAACATCACCAAGTTCTAAGTCAACATAGCCATCAACTTCGTATGTAATTGCTGGATATGCGTGTGCTTTTAAGTCTTTTAGACCTGTTGACATCAAGACTTCTTGACTATCAGTCTCGACTTCCATGTCTTTTCGTATCCAGTTGTCTCGTGTCTCATTACCGGTTAAAACAGATGGATAGCGGTCTCTTGAAAGTGGTGCGTACAAAAATCCATTTTTGAGATAGTACTCTACTTTACCGTTTTCATCTTTCCACTCTTTGTAGATAGAGTTGTCAATATAGATGATTTGTTCTTCTTCATAGGTTTCTGTTCGCGCCTCTTGTACAACTTCTTCGTACGATATCTGTGTTCCACCAGTAACTTGCTGTGTTGTTGCCCCGTTAACAGACATTCCTTGCGCTATTTCACGTGGATAACATACTGTCTGCAATCCAGATGCGAAAGAGTTAATGTCATATGAGTTTTCGACAACATACATGCGGCCAACAAAGTTTTGCTCCAAAACAGTAACTCTGGTCTTGGACACACTCTTGATAATACCTGTATGCCCCCAGCCTGTGGTATAAAAAGGAGCGCCTCGATTTGCTCGTACATTATAAATACCACCAGCTTTTAAGTTTCTAGCGTTAGGTGATTTATCTACCTTCCAACCATACGCCCCCCAGTTATAGTCAGTACCGATTAAAGCAGCAGCCATCCCACCGCCAATGCGACCACGGATACCACCGATGGAACTATCAATCCAAGCTCCGTCTAACTTCTTAGCGTACCAACCAGACAAAGCATAACACTGCCCTGAGCCGATTCTGCGACCTTTAAGTCTAGTAGCTTCATTTAGTGCTTGCATTGTCTTAGTAGCTCTTCTAGCTACGTTTACGGCTGTTATAGGCTGTACTGGCGTTTGCCACAGCTTATCAATAGTATCTAGGATATTTCCAGTTACTTTATTGATACCATTTCGGATATTAGTCATCAAATTTGTGTAGCTTTGATATCCTGCTGCCGCGTAATCATCTTTAGCGCCACCGACACGAAACAAACCTTTTGTATAGTCTGCTATATTCTTTTTGCCAACAACGTTATATAGTCCTTGTTTAGCTAAAAGATAAGTATAATCTTTTAAAAAGTCATCAACACTTGCGTAGTGCATGTATGTTCCACCCTCGCTGGGAGGACGAGCCATTCCAGTAGTGACTTTTACTCCACTAGGGCGTGTCTGTGCTCCGCCGCTTATACCTGCCCAGTTATTGTCACGTTTACCAACTGCTGAATCACCCCAAAGACTTTCTAAGTACAGTTGACATATGATTCCACTCGGCAAAATATTATACTGCACCGCGTAGTTAATAATAGATTGTACGTTAGCTTTTTTGATTGTATGACCATAATATTTGAGGTCTCCGCCTAAATATGTACGATTTGACCCAACTGTTTTAGTGACTTTGCGAGTTACAGGATTAGAAATAACGCGCTCGCCTTTGACTGTCTTTTTGCCATACGGGCGTATGGCGTTGTAAATCTGGCGCTTGTCTAATTTTTTAGTGATACCAGTTACATTTTTTTGATATCTCAACACTATGTCGCTGCGGTCACGACCTACGCCATAGGACACGCCCTCTTCGTATTCCTTGTACACATTTACAATAAACGCTTTAAACGTGTGATTGTTGTGTAATTGAGTTTCAAATTCGATTTCTGCATCAAAATTATTAGCAATTGACAAAATACGAGCTAACTTAGTGTCTTGACCAGTCCATTCCAATGTCAGTTTTTTGTCCTTAACTTCGTTTGTGCCAATTGTCAAAGCACCCCAATTTAAAATATCAAACTGCACAAGATACTCTTCAAATGACATTGCTTTAGTTGCTTTATATGCGTTGCAATACTCGTTTAGTAACTCTAAATTAAGATTTTCGCAATAGCAATGTATTGTTGTCTCTGTTTCCTCGACTCGCATGATGTTAAACAATTGTACTTTATCTTTGTGTACAAAAGAAACAAATGCTTGATCGTTTAGTGCGTGATATTTGTGATTAAGTGGATTATCACCCAACAGCGATTTTTTATAAACAGAAAACTCAAATGCTGACGAACCAGTTGTGAGCTGTCTAGTCCACAAATCATCATAATAATTAAGTGCTCCTTGTCGCTCATTGTCTAAAAGCAAAACTGGATGTAGTTTTGCGTCGTGTATTACTAGAGTTATTACAACCACCTCTCTTCTAACAATAGTTCGATGTCAGGGTCTGTTGAAGAAAATTTAGACACATTGATGACGAGTTCAGACTCACCCGGTGGAATAGATATTGGTTGAGAGCCTAAAACCATATCCTGCAGGGAGTCAATATCTTTAGTTTTGACTGTATCATTTTCAAAATTAATAATAACTTCGTCACCTGGTTGATATTTATTGACGATATTGTTGTAATGAGACACGCCCATTTTTTCAAAATTGACTTTTTCAAACAGGTTGTAGTTGATATATTTAGAGCTATCACTGCATGTCCCCATTGCAAGATGTATCTTGCGGGATTTTTTCCCTTTAAGGGACGGAACAGTTACATGATGATGTGCCCCATTAAAATAAATACGAAACTTGTCTTCTTCCCTGAAAATCTCAACAGCTCTGCTTCTATCCATCGAAAAAGGATTGTGATAATTTCTATCTGCCTGAAATTCAAACTGCTTATAAAATCTCCAACCAACACCGTCATCATCCAGAGCAAAGAAATTGTATTCTGCTTCAAAACCATTTTTTCGTTTGTAAGTTTCGATTCCATACAGAAACTCGTCATTTCCTTCATCATCGATTCCTGTTACACAAAGCTTTAAAAAACCTTTTTGATCCTGCGCAGTAGCAATAAAAATCTGTTGCCACCACAAATGTTCATTGAGAGTATATTCCCCATTTGAATCAGGATTGATAATAAACGTTCGAGTCCCAACGTGCTCTGTGTAGCCAGGAGTAGTACCTCTATTTCCAATAACAACATATTCACCGCCTTTGCCAGAACCTAAGATGTTATCAATACGCATACGTTTAAGTTCTGTATCGAAAGAAGGTGGCATGTGATTAAGTTTTGCGACGTTTGGCGCACCCTCCAAAGCTTTCGCTATCGCTTTTGAGTAATCAAAAAGGACTTCGTTACGATGCACGATAGTCCCGTCTTCTTCTTCTGATGATCCAAGCGCAAAAGCACCTGTTTCGTTTGCAATACCAATATAGCCGTTTTCGGAGTTGTGTTTTATTTTGATAATTGGCAACGCATTTGTGTTACCTTCGTTTTGCAATTTAAAGATTAATTTATTTCCATCTTGCGTGTAATCTAAAAACTTTTTGTAAGTAGTTGAATGCGCAACGCCATCTGGAATTAAAAAAGTGATAGTCCCTATTGAACGCTTGATAACATCTTCAACCATCGGTATGTCATCTACAACTATTGCCATATAATATTTATCTGGTTCGTCAGAAAAAAACAATTTTCTAGGTGTTGTTCTGTTGAAAACCTTCGCTAAATTATGTTTTACCTCGTTTCTATTTCTGGTCCAAATAGAAAAATCAACACTTATTTTTTTAGCTCCAACGTGCACAGATTGAACGTGCTCGCCAATTTTTAAAGCGCTACTTGAAACAACATTACGTGTATTTCCGACGTCTCTTTTGATGTCGTGTATCTCTATGACATTAGATAGATCTATACCATCAAATTTCATTGTAACTTTCCCTATGACAGTTCACCTCGCATTCGTTTAAGCATGATACTTTCAGACTCGTTGTGTTCTTTAATCATCCTGCCGACCTTTCTCATATCTAAATAGACATCGCCATTTTCTGTCTCATGATTTTTTGTTCTAAGCGTTAGTAAAATTTCATTCAAAATTCTTGCAATATTAGAGTCGTCGTATGATGTCGTTTCTGATACTCTCCTCTTAGGGATTGTAATGCTTTTGACAAACGTCGAATCTTTAGGAATTCCAACGCCGTTAGCATATTTAGGTATTCCTAAATTTTTCATATAGTCCCTGGTCATACTAGCTTTCATGACTTTCGAACCTTTCGGCAGTGGTAATACTACATCACGGCCATCTGGGATGAATGATTGTCCATTCGGTAAAGTTACTAGTTCTTTATATAAAGGCCCTTTTTGGTCATTGACCATTGCGAAACCGCCTGGGTGATAATCAGTACCATTTGCGAACTTAAAGGCATTAGCTGCAGCAGCAGCGATTCCTATAGTGACCGTTCTCGGTATGCTAGCTAATAGTTGTTCTATGACTCCTCCTGCGTCATTCCTAGCTCTAATTGAGATAGGTTGACGTTGTTTAGCGCTATCAATTGCTCGTTGCGCAGAATTGACATCAGGTTTTGTATCATTTTTAGCTTTAATGCTTGTTGGTTTCTTTTGAACAATGCTGTTGACTGCTTTTTTTGCTTTCTCAACATCAGAACTAGTCATATCTTTTGCTAGTAACTTTTGCTGTTTTGGAGACAACGAATTCCAATTTTCAAGCGCTTTGGTCGCAACTCCTTTTTTATCAAGAAAATCTTTATTGTCGCCTAGAATACGCTTAACGCCTTCTGGCAAACTATTCCATATTTTTAAGTGCTCCTCACTTTCTACTATGGATTGAATGCCTTGATGCCCATCAACGATTAGTTTTTTATCTTCTGGTTTGAGAGCATCCCATTTGCCAGTTTCGACTAGAACTTCTGCCATGGTTACACGAGCGTTAGTCTCTAAATTTGCATTCTTTGCAATAAACTTAAGTCTGTCCCAGCCACCTTCCGCTTCAAGAGCTTTAGCTACTTCCTCTTTAGCATTTGTTTTCAACTTACCCGTTTTGGGATTCCAGACAAGGCTATTCCATTGCGAATTAGCCACCTTTTGATCTTCTGTTGATTTTTTAGTAGTTCTAGCCCACATAGTATTAACTTCTTGAGCTTTAGATGCTGCTTTGGTTGTCTTCTTCATCAACTCTTCATAAGATAACCCAAGCTCCTTCATTTGCTTTTTGACATCGTTAACCATCGCTTGTTGCAACTGCGGGTCTAAATATTTCGCAGTCCCTTTAAGCAATTTCTTTTGGATTTTAGCATAACGTTTGCCATAAGCTTCCATTTTCAAGTAATGGTCAGCTTCGAGTTGTTGCTGTTTCTTGTGGATTTCTTCCCTCGCTTTAACAGCAGCTTCATCATCACCTTTGATAGAGTCATAAGCTTTTTTAAGACCACTTTTTAACTTTTGATATGATTTATTTTCAGCTTTTATCCATTTTTCAGTAACTTCAAGAGCCTTAGTTAACTGCTGACTATTTAACGCTTCTAGCTCACCATTCATCGCCTTGGTAATTGCCTTCTTCTCTTTAGCAGAGTAGTTCAATTTTGATAGCTGCACATTGATAAGCTCATTTTGATTTGCTAAAACAACAGCATTCTCTTCTTCAGTTAATCTTCTATGTTCGTTGCTAGCGTTTTGATAGATATTAATGACTTCATCAGACATCTGCTTGACATTATCAATTGTTTGCCTGCTTGATTTTTTCAACTGTTCTATCGTTTCTTGACTGAAACCAAGTTGCTCTGCTAATTTAACGTTTTTACTTAAGTCTTTATTTTCTAGTTTTTCGATTTCGGTAACTAGTCCTTGAAATGCTGTCTTAACAGCATTGACTTGGTCAGCTCCACCTCTGAATCCTGCCATCGACTGATTCGTCTTATCAACTTTATCTTTAAAAGCCTGTAGTTCATTGGCTTGTACCTGATTAACTTTAGTTCCCCACTCTTGTGTACGCTGGTGAGCTTCATATATCTTATTAGCTAATATACCTATTCCGATAACCGCAGCACCGCCGATGATGACCCCCCAAGTCACTGGATTTCCTAAAAGCCCTACACTAGCTGCCGCTGTTGCAGAATTAGCACCTAGACCGCCTACAGCAGTAGCTAATCCTTCTGCTGCTTTTGCGCCTTTCGTTGCACCAGACAACTTTCCTATCCAACCTACTAATCTACCTACGTTAGAAGTTGTTTTACCGATAGCAGTCATTAATGGAGAAAATGCAGTTGCACCTAAAATTGCATATGTGATAAGTTTTTTCATTTCTGGGCTAGCGTTAGAATATGCTTTTGCGAGATCCCTAACAACTTTAAACATTGGTTCCAATGCATCAAGGGCATTTGAAGCAGCATCCATTAATGGTCCACCCATTGTGACAGCTACATCATTTAGTTTGTTTTTTAGGAGTTGTAGTTTGCTTTGGAAAGTTGCGTATCGTTTAGAAGCCTCATCAGTCAACGCTTTGTTTTCACTAAATCCTTTATTTGCGGACTTAAATGCATCGCCAAGTAAATCACCAGCACCAGCCAAACGTTGTAATGTGTCAATTTCTCGTACTGATTCAATACCAATATCTTGCAAGTGAGCAGTTACGTCTTTGCCCTCTTCTTTAAAGCGTTTTAACCCTTTAACAAAATCAATAATGGCTTCTTGTGGATTTTTCTTCCAAGATGCAGCAAATTCATCAGCAGATTTACCAGCGATTTTTGCAAACTTCCACAAATCTTCGCCACCAGACAACACTTGTGTATTAATTTTTTGCATGACACGACTAAACGCCGAACCACCTGCTTCCGCTTCGATACCAACAGAACTCATAGCTGTTGCCAAGCCAAGAATTTGAGGGTCTGTCAACCCTACAACCTTACCTGTACCAGCTAAGCGAAGACCCATTTCAACGATTTCTTTTTCAGTTGTCGCAAAGTTGTTACCCAACTCAACAATTGAGCTACCTAGATTGCTGTACTTAGATGGATCTAATTGTGTGATATTAGCAAACCTAGCTAATGCAGTTGCAGCTTCTTCTGATGACAAGTTAGTAGATTTTCCCATATCAATCATGACACGAGTGAAATTTAAAACATCCTTTGTTTTGATACCTAGCTGACCAGCAGCTTCCGCAACATGAGAAATCTCCGTCGTTGATGCAGGTATCTGTTTAGACATGTTTCTAATTCCTTTTGACAACATATCATAAGAGTAAATAACTTTTCCGTTCGAATCTCTTACTTCATCAACAGTCTTTTTTACACCAGCAAACGCAGATTCAAAATCACTTGCAGCCTTGACGCTATATAATGCTCCAGCTCCAAATCCAGCGCTTACCCATTTAGTAGCTTCACCTAGTTTTTGCATTTTTTGACCAAAAGAGTCAATCTGTTTGCCACTGCGCTGTAAAAAACCAGTAAAACCGGATTGAGCAGAAACTTCTTCAAAAGCTTTTTTTACAGCTCCTAATTGTCCCTCTAATGCTGCTAATTTTGCATTCTCTCTCTCAATATTAACGGCTGCGGCTTCCCATTTAGCTGTCCCTGGATCTAATTTGTCAAAATCAGATTTCAAACTCGTTAACACTTTTTTTTGCGCTTCAATTGCCTGTGTTACTGACTTATATTTTGCTTGTAGTGCATTGGCTTTAGCTGCGTTATTGTTTAATGCGTTTCCGGTGTTTTTTAAGGCGGCATCTAAAGCTCTCGTCTCTGCTTTGAAATAATTAACAGCTCTTTTTGCGCTTTGCAACTTAGGGTCAAACTTAGAAGTATCTAATCCAAGTTCGATAAACATACTCCCTAGTGGTGTACCTTTTGCCATTTTTCCTCCTTTCAACAAAAATAAAAAGGCGGAGTTTATCCGCCATTTAGAGTCCCAACAAAGTCTTCTAACGACATCACTTCCTCAGATTTGACTTCTGCAGGCTTTAAAACTTCCAGCATATCAATCCAGTTTGTCTCCATGACATCTTTTATAGATACTCCGTAGTCAGATTTGATTACGTTTCTGATAAACTCGTAAAACTTTTCTAATGCCTCGCCGGGTGTTAAGTTGTCTCCTTTGGGTCTTCTGGCTCCCCTCCGATTAACTTAACATATAGATTTGCCAGAGCATTGTTTAATTCATACATGTTGTATTTGTCATATAACATATCGACGGTTAAGCCTTCAAACAAACTAGCCATAAAAGTTAGTTGTTTGTCTAGTTTCACATGTTCTGGATCATCTCCTTTTGCAAGTTCATCTTGCATAATCAAGTAATTTCGATAGTCTCTCACAGTAAGAGATTTACATTCTTTCACCACGAGCTCGCCGTTATCATTTTTAATTTTAATTTCTAAGTCTGACATCTACACTCCTTTACACTCCTGGAATAGCTCCTACGCTTGGTTCGCCTGGATTCAAAAGCTTAACCAAAGCCATTGCATTTTTGCCCTTAGCTTCTGCTTCTTTATCCATTGCCCAACCGACATATTGACCTTTCGCTTCCCCTACTTCACCAGGTTGTGCTGTGAACACTAATTTTTGAGAGTCTAAACCATCATGTTTTTCTTCCTTGGTTTTTAATTCGAAATCTTCCATCGAGAAAGTCCCTTTAAAGAAACCGAGATATACATTCCCCTCTGTCCCTGGAGCTTCTAAAAGAACAGACACTTCAGGCGCTTCTGTATCTTCTCCGATAAATGTAACTCCTTCTGTTTTTTCACCTTTTTTATAACCAAGTATGGTTTGTAAATGTTCGAATGGGATATCAATTGCTTCTGTCTCCATTTTTACATCGCCAACACCTCTGCGCGAGGTGTAATAAGCAATATCTGAACCATATGTTTTGACAGGGGCTGCTGATAATCCACTAATTTTAGCTGTTTTAGTTGCACCTTTACCAGCCTCACCCTCGATGACAATCTTTTTTTTCGCATCACTTAAAACTTGAATTGTCATTCGTTTAAATCCTACTGCTTGCATTAAATTCTCCTTTATCAATACTCTTCATATAAACTGCTAAATCCTTTGTAAGTTCTAGCATCTAGATATCTGTTTGTATCCTCGTCATAACGTTCTAAGCCGTTATCACTTTGAAAAAAATCTATAACCATCAGCTTTTTCTCAATCCTATTTTGCAAATCTTTACATTCGAGCCTTGATACACTCTCTACATCGATTTGATACATAAATTTCTTAGCTAATGGTTTATCTGAACCGAAGTTTGTTTGTCTAGGTGGTGCAAGAGGTACAATAACAATGCTTGTTTGGTCAGAAGGTAGACTTTCTGGTCGCTTAAAAGTTTTTGTTTTAACTGATCTCAAAACTTCGTCTTGTTTAAAAAGCTCACCAATTTCTGTTAGCATGTCTTTAACCATCAAAACCTCCCTTCAACTTGTCTTTTATGCCTTTCGGATATATCGTTTCTAAAACATCCGAATAACGTCGAATTACCCCGACACCACGCCGTTTCTCCTTCCATCCATATTCCAACTCTTGTAAGTGGACCATGTTCCATCGTGGAGCTTGGAATCCAAGTTTCACTTTTGGTATTCCCTCCTCACGTTTAATCCTAGATACAACGGCACTTTTAACCGTCTCTCCGCTTCTTCGGTAAACCGATATAGCAGCTTCGAAACTAGGTTCTAGTTCTTCACCGATTTCTTTTAGCGCTTTATTAACTACTCTGTTAACTTTCGCAGAGCCTAACTTTTTTTCCATATTCGCTAAAAGTTCATCCATGCCTTTTAATTCAGCTCCCACTTTTTATCCTCCAAGAACTATAACAATAAAGTCTCTATCAACAAAATCAGGCCTTATATCTAATATTCCTATTTTTTTATTTGGCAACCTGCTATCAATAATTTCTACAAGATGATCATTCTGAGGGATATAACCCGACAGAGGGTCTCTAAACTTAATAGTGTATTGTGCTTTAACGCCTCTCTCAGTTACTTTCTCAATATCTTTTATGCTTGGATTATAGACTTCGGCGAGTGTTGCGAATAGTTTCTTTAATTTCATATCTCTTCCATCTAATTCATCGTCTGTTGTTGATGAATAAAAGATGACAGGAGTTCTCAAATCACCATTATTTGTTTTTTTTCTAGACATCGTCAGAAACTTCTTCGATAAAACCAGGTAATTTGTCGTCAATCTCTTTAAAGCGGTTTTTGTTGACAACAAAGACATCCCCAATTTCTCGAATTACCTCTTCTTTATAATCTTCAAATCGTTGAATCGTTCTTACTTTCATATTCTCTTTCCATTTCTTCAATAGCCAAACGAGCGATTTCGTTTTTAAAAGAGTCATAAAACAACTCGAGACAGTCGTTAAAGACATATCTCGAGCGCTCCATTATTAACTCTTTACCGCTTTCATAATCCATCAAATCAAACCCTAACAACCCTTTGAGGGCGCTCTCTGAACTTTTCAAAATTAGTGATAGATTGTCATCATCCAAATCATGAAACACTCTCATTCGTTCTTTAAATGGTTTTAAAAGCTTGTGTTCATCCATCTATTACACTCCTGGAATAGCTCCTACACCCGGTTCGCCAGAAATTACAATTGGGTCTGCAACACTAAGCGTCCAAACTGCTGCTGAAGTCTCATCCTTAGCACGACCATACGCAAATTGTTTAGCTGTAAATAAGTCTAAATCTTCAAGAGCGTATGTCTCTGTATACTTGTGTAACTCAATTCCGCCTGCAACATATGCATCATATCGTCCCTTAACAAAAGTTGTAACTTCCTTAGCCTTTTGATGTACTGACTCAATTAAGGTAACGTTGTAAGGTAGAGCAGTCACGAACGTTCCGTTAGCATTAAGTGATGTATATTGTTTTTTAACATCCCATGCATCTGCTGGATTAACCACGATAACAATGTTTCCATCAACTTCAACAACTGTCTTCCCGTCTTCTTTTACAGAGTGGTATTTATGTACCATCGTCAATTCTTTTACTGTTGTAGATGGATCTTTAAATGTTAAAACTCCTGTCGGTTTTTTTGCATCATACGTTGCTTTTTCGCCAACAACTTTACCTTTTAGAGTACGAGATAACCCGATTGGTTTACCATTGCCGTCTCCATTTAGAAAAGCTTCTTCTAATGCAACTGCGAACGCTTCATCAATTTGTGTCATAATGAAACGAAGTAACCAGCCTGGTCCGAACTTAACGGCATCTTTAGGAATAACTACGTAAGCTGTGAGCTTGTGTTGGATAGCCTTAGTTGAGCTAAATGAAGCTTGAAGCTGTCCTTTGATTTCCCCGTACAAGTCACCCCACTCGGCTTTACCTTTAGAATCAGAATCAATGAACTTCATGCGAAGACCCATATTTTTAAGACCAATAGCTCCAATAAGCGGATGTTTTGTTGTTAAATCTTCAAAAATACGATCAACTGTTTCTTCTGGGATTAACTCAGTTAGCCCAGCTGGCGCTGTTTTTACAATCTCATTAAAAAATTTACGTTCACGAGCTGTCATTTTTGCGTCGTCTGGAGTCAATGCGATTGCAGATTCTACTTCTGCTTGCGCAACTTTTTTAGATTCTTCAAACATTGCTTCTAGCATGTTGTTGTAGAGAGCGCTCTGTTCCTCTTGTGGCGCTTGGTTAGATACTGCATCTACAAATTTTTGTCGAATTTCGTTGAATTCATTCGATAATTTCATTGTCATATTTTAAATTTCTCCTTTTAATTAAAAACAAAAAGCCCCAAAACCTGTTGGTGCTTCTTTTCTGTCTTTAGTTCCTTTTTGCTCGGTGTTTTCCATTTTGGAAATAACCATATCTACGATTTCATCAATATTAACTTCTGGTTTTTTTGTGTTAATCGCATTAGCTAATTTTGAAATGACATCACTAGGAATGATATTTTCAATCCCAGCCACCAATTGCGGCGCTTGTTTGATTTCTTCAGCAAACATTTCTTTGTCTGCAAAGCCTTTTTCAACAGCTTGCTGTGCATTAAACCAAGTTTCTGTGCTCATCAAATCTAGCAATTCATTCATTTCTAAGTCAGTCTTATTGACATAAGCATTAGCAATAGATATATTGTAGTTTTCTAAAACTCCTGCCTCATGCAGCATTTGTTTATGATCTCCACTAACTGTAGTAGATACATTGTGAATCATCAATTGTGCTGTAGGACTAATCTCAACAACATCACCAGCCATTGCGATTACTGAAGCCGCCGAAGCAGCAATACCAACAATCTTAACCGTTACGTTTCCTTGATATGATTTCAATGCGGTATAAATTTCGCTCCCTGCATATACGTCACCACCACCAGAGTTAATAAGCACTTCAATATCACTATTATCTTGTGGCAAGATAACATCTTTTGGTGCAGTTGCTGGCATATCTAACCAGTCGTAAAACCAACGGTCGCTATCTGAAACAATAGGTCCTTTAATCTGTATTTGTGTCATCTGTATTATCACCTCCTTTCCCATCTTCAACATAGTTTTTAGTTAAGATAATAGCATCACCACCATCTATCGGTGCAAAGTCGAGTTTTTCACGTACTTCATTGCGGGTAAACGTGCCACTTGAAACTAACTTATCAATATTAACTGCAATGTCAAAAATATCATGTTGTGACAGTCCGACAATCTTTAGTCTCTTACCTTTTTGATAGTCACTTTTACTGATGATTTTCGCATTTAACTCATCTTGTATCTTTTTGCTAAGCGGACTCATGCAATAAAGCACTAAAGCTTTTTGAGAACTATCTAAAGTAGCCATGTCTCCATGTAGTACAGTTGGTGGAATACCTAAAATATCAGCGATTTCATCGTCGAATTGTCGTCTTATCTTTTGTAAATCATCGACAGATAAATTTGTTGTACCTGTGGTGTTCGTCAACTCTTCATATGTGATATGATCATTAGTCGGAACTATAGCGACAGACCTCTCAGAGAAGGCTTTAAACAACTTATCAGCATAATCCTTCATCAAAGACATCTGGTTATCTGTAAATTGAGAAGAGCCTTTTGCATGCATCATCCCTCTTATCTGATTGTTTCTTAAAACAGTTTCTACCATGCGCTGATGTAATTTTTCGTACTCTAAAAACAAACCGTCAATATAACTTGATAGCCTGTTATTGTTGTATTGCAAGAAGATAACTTCGCTCATTTTAAACGTTCGCTTGAATATAAAGTCTTTAACAGTCACACTATCAAATGTATCTTCATATACAGCGTATTCTTTGCGACTGTAGTCATCAGCGACAAGTAACTGATCGTCATCTGTTTTGATAACTAACACTTCATTTTGAGTAACTAACCTATAAATAAATTTTTGCCAAAAATATGATGCTGACTCATTGTTATTTGGTCGTACATTGAGCAAATAATTCCAAGACGGACTCTCGATATTAACTAATCGCATTTCAGAATCAGCAAATATCCTAGCTAGAAATTCTGCGGACTTATCAATAGCTAGATTTTTTAAGTAAAGATTTTGATAATCATTGAAGATGTCATCTAAATCATACCCATTTTCAGGTATAGTTCCTGTTTTAAAAATACTGCCAAAAAAATCAAGTATTTTCATTGATTACCTCCTTTCTTTAGATTCCATGATAACCCTATCGGTTGGGAGATAGTTAGATCACTTCCTTTTTATCACCAATATTTTTCAAGTCTACCAACTTTTTCCAAGCTATTTTCAAATACTTCATAAATATTTCCATTAAAATTTAAATAATTGTAACCGTTACGAAAAGCTATTTTTCTAGCTTCTGTAATTGTATACCCGGGATCTATCTCGTAAATTGTTTTGACATTTCCAACTTGTTTTGGTTGCTTACAATTATTGATATTAAAATTAATACCTAAATTATTAAGTTCATTCAGTGCTTTTTTTACATTATCAATAGCATTCTGGACTTCATTAATATTTTCAATTTCTAAATTCAGAAACATTGTTCCGATTGATTCTAGTTTCACTTTTTTCCTCCTAAAAATCCCAATCAGCAATACTTGCTAAAAATTCGCCAACATTACTTTCTTGAATAAGTTCTTTTTTATAAAGTGCTGCTATAAACGCATGGAATCCGTCTGTTTTTCTTCTAACTGGTTCTTTCTTCAAAAATCTCTTGTTTCCAGAACCATCTTCTTTTACGTAAGTATTGTCCGTATACCATAACATCATGTGGTCACCATCTAAGAAAATAAAACGCTCATTAGCAAAACCGTCTTCAATGATAGGTGCAACTTTGCTTTGAATCGCTCCTGGATTTCGTAAAAACTCATATTCAAAGCCAGCTTCCTCTAGTAGCGGTTTAAGCAAATCCATCCTAAAACCATCTGCACAAACTATTTCAATATTATAATCCTTCCTCCATTCAATTAACTTATCGACAAGCAAGCGAGGATCAATACTGTCTCCGTCAACAAGAGTTAGCAATCCTTTGTCTTGCCACTCTTCGATGGGAGCTTTAAGTTTAAACGCTTTGAAAAACTCTCGTCTAACAAATGAATGTTGCTTCCAAATTAGCTCATCATTATCCTTAAATAACAAACCTACAGAAGCAAAGTCTCTTATAGATGCATAATCAAACCCAGCTACGCAAGAGCGCCCTCTGAGGCTAATCTGGGGCTCCCTGAGACATGCTAATAGTTTCTCACGGCTAGTGACGTCTTTTTCTAAATCAGCTTCCGGCAAATTCATTCGCTTTGTCATAAACTCTTGCCTGCCACTAGGTTCAAGTTCCAAATCATCATAATCACTTTTAGTAACTGTTAGTAGTCTTTTTGCGTATGGTGTGTCTTCGTCGAGCATTGGATTAGCCTTTGACCAATTACGCATATCGTCAACTTCGCTAGCGTTATCAAGCTTGCAGATAAAAGGAAACATTCTGAAATCTTCAACCTCTCCTCGTAGTATCTGCATAGCTTTCTCAATCGTTTTATCGTAAAAACCCTCACGTACATAACCATTTGTGCCATTAAAGAAGGTTCTTACATGTGCTATTTTACCCAAACCAGATTTTTGGACTTTTACGATTTTATCATCTTCAAATTGGTGGATTTCATCGAATTCTAAACAGCCATCACGAGCAGAGTCCATCGTTTTGGGGTTGTTTGTGCGAAAAGAAAAGACAGAATTGTTTTTCCGTCCCACAATTGCCATTTTAGTCAAATAGTAGTGGTTTTCTAGCCCTTTTGATTGGATAGTCTCATAAACTTCTTCAAAAGATACCTTCCCTTGTCTTTCCGAGTTAGCTGTAATGGTTACATCATAGTTTTTGATAGGGTACAACGGACTTGTAAAAAATGCATCTCTAGTGGACATAAAACCATTTTTACCACCTCCACGAGCCAATGTTAAAAGGTATTCATTAAATTGTGGCTCGCCATCATCTTTTCGAAACAAAAAAATAAAAGGAGTTATAAACTTTTGATATCCAGCTAATGGGAAAAAATTCTTTTCAGCGAATCTCACATACTTATCTATCAAGCTGTCATCAAAATACAGGTCATCTCTGACAAGTATTTTTTCTCTGATAATATTAACGAGCATTTTACGCTCTTTATTGTAAACAATTTCATCATTGTCTATCTTACGAGCATACTCTTCAAACAGTGGATGTGTAATCACAACAAATCACCACCGTTCGTAAAATCATCTTTATTGACTGTTTTTCCTTCTGGCAGCATATCGATCAATTGTTTTATAACTCTGTGATACGTTGCATCTCGTGAGTTATATAATTTTGCTACAGGACGCTCTCTTTCATAAGGTGTCTGAGTTTCTGATTGAGAAAACAGTTCATAATCGCCGTTCTCTGAGATATCAATCCACATGTCATTAAGTAGTATCCGGAGACGTGCAGCTTGAGTGAACAATCCTTCTGCGATTTTCTTTTTATCTTCAGGAATGTCTTTAAATAGCTGTTTCAAGCGATATTTTTCACTATAAACTAATTTGTTACGACGTTTTAATTCATCCAAAAATTCACATCTCCTTTCTAGTTTTTCTCTGGGGTGGGGGGTCGTGCGATAAAAAAAGCAAATATTTGGACAGTTGACCCTTCCCACCGGTTTCATCATTTGGCTTTTACCTCGTTTTATTTTGACGGGGAGGTACTTATCCAAACCATTCATCGGAACGGTAATTTGTTTCTTTATCGACCTTCTTCTTTTTATAATTAAAGCGCTTGTGTCGTCTATTGTGACAGTCCTTGCAAAGCGTTCTAAGATTAGCTAAGTCCGTTGCAAGTTCGGGATAAAATTCAAGTTCTTTGATGTGGTCTACTTCTAAGTTATCTGTCGTCACTTTTCCGTTTTGTCTACACCATTGGCACTCATTGTTGTCTCTTGCTATAGCTTCAAGCCTTAGCTTTTTCCATGTTGTTGAATTGTAGAATAGATGTCTACTGGCTTTGGAAGTTGTGTCTATTTTCATGGTTTTGCTTTACCAGTTAGTCTATTAATGTATGTAACTAAAGTCGCATAAGGTTTGCCATCCTTATACACCGTATTTACTTTCTTATCCCATTGGGATTTAACATATGGATATTTATTAGGTCTCATAATTCCTCCTCAATAAAGTAAGTATTTTATGCGCATTTTGCTTGACAAATATATCTTTTATGTGTATAATATAAGTATAGAAAGTGAGGTAAGCAATATGCCAATGACCCCTAAGCAAATGATTAAATTGCTTAAAAAGAACGGGTTTTATGAAATTAGCCAAAACGGTAGTCATAAAAAACTTCGTGATGACTTAGGACACCAAACAATCGTTCCAATGCACAATAAAGACCTTGGTAAGGGTCTTGAAGATACCATCTTAAAACAAGCGGGTTTGAAATAATCCGCTTAACAGATGGCTTGCTTATCTCACAATAATCAAAGGAGAATCATTATGTTAGTTTATCCAGCTATATTCACACAAGACTCAGATTATATTATGGTTACATTTCCAGATGTCCCTGAAGCCATTACTCAAGGTGAAAACTTTCAAGAAGCTTACGAAATGGCTGTTGAAGTCTTAGGTTTTGCCCTTGAAGATTATACTGACTATCCAGAGGCAAGCTCCGTTTCTGATTTAAAAGAACAGTATCCTGATTCTGATATTGCTTTAATTGGCATTGATATGATCGCCTACATGAAAAAATATCACTCTAAGAAGGTACGCAAAAACGTGACTATTCCTGAATGGTTGAACAACGCAGCCGAAGATAAAAACCTCAACTTTTCTCAAGTCCTTACTGAAGCACTTGAATTAAAATTACAAGCATAAGAGCCACTGTTGTGGTTCTTTTTGCATAATAAAAAGCCACCACAATGTGATGACTGAGTAAAGCGTGTGAGTGGATTCGAACCACTTCGCCTAGATGCCTAGCTACTTACATCACAAGGAATTGAACCTTGTTGCCAATACACGCTATAGGAACAGTCGGAATCGAACCGACACATATAACCAGACCGTCGACAATCCGATTATCAAGGCGCTACCTCTACCGTTTTCCAATCACGGTTCATGTCCCAACGGTTTAGTCTTACTTTGCGCAAAGGTCCCCGTAGAGATACTAGTGCTTATTTTTAAAGTAAGCCTATAGACCCATCACGAATCGAACGTGATTAATACCATAAGGTCTACACAAAAACGGTTATAACTCCGCTCCATGTCCCACGCCCGCTGTATTGCTCTAGTGGCTGAAATAACCACTACTGAGACGGCAGGATTCGAACCTGCGTACGTTCCAGACCCTTTATAGTCATATCGCTCCCCCAACTGAGCTACGTCTCAACACCCTATCTCGCCTTTTAGCTACAAAATAGCAAGTTCGATAGTAGTTAAAGTTGACGACTAAATAAATAGCCTGTTGGTAAATGATTATCTCTTCTTGCTATTTTGATAATACTATATTAACACATATTTTTATGTATAAACTATTGTATTACTGTATAAAAACTAGTCAAAAACTCCTTGCTCTACAATCAAAGAACCCTCCCTATAAAGCTCTGCAAAAGCTAATAATGCAGCATCTAGCGTGTCATAATAAAAACTCTCTGACATACATAATTCTGTATAAATAACCTTATCTGCATTCTTGTAAGGAGATAAGTATTTTTCATACAAAATCCTGCGCTTTTCTGGATCCAGTATCATACTAACTGATTGCTCAATTGCTTCTAATTCTTGTTCAGCTGACACACGGTTGAGTGCTAAGCGTTCAACTGGCTTACTAGGAATTCCATGTGATTGTCTAGGCTCAAAGGAATAAGTGGCTGTCACTTTTTGAGTATCTACATCATTAGCGATCCTACGCCAGCGTGGATACTCTCTTAGTTTTCGCTTAGCGTTTGATTTAGTCTTTTGTATATTAATTTCTGGAAAAAACGTCATGAAAGCTCCTCGTATGATATAATAGTTGTACGAATATATACCGAATGGCGCTTTCACGAGCGCTTTTTTATTGTTCTCCTTTCCTTCCTCTGCTGACTTATTTTTGTTGTTAAATTGTCGAGTATTAAATTTTTAGTTTTGCGTCAGCACTTTATTTGCAGCATTACGCTTGTATAATCATCTGTGAGCGATAACAGACTTTAGATTTTTATGAAAAAAATGTCGGAGGATATTTCCCTTTCTAAAAATTTCGCTCTATAACTACGTAACGATTATTCCACGCTACGCAGCTGAATACTTACAGAAAGCTTCCAGGGTAAGTTTAACGAGTATTCCAGCTCGTAGACCCACAGAGCCATTGCAGGCTCTTAGGCGCTTGCGTGGGACTTTAATTTGCTTCTGTGTTTAATAGTTTAAAATGCCAAGTTTCATATTCACCATGATAAACGAAGCCTATAGAGTCTGCGTCAACGATTTTATCGCATACAACATATGCTAAATCAGTATTTTTTAAATAATCTTTTTCACCATATTTTACAATAGCAATATCATGTTTTTTACCATTTCTAAAATAATAGCCAGAGGACAAATTATATTTGTCATTGTTAAAATCATTTGCATATTTTTTGGATATAAAAATTGTTTTTTTTTTCATTCCGTCACCTCAAGATATTACATAAACAAAGTCACTATCCAAAGCAATAACAATACGACTAGCGGAGAAATAAACGCTCTTGCAATCACTGTAGCAAAATCTTCATCTGTATTTTTTTTAGAAGCAAAAGGACTAATTAACACATTGATTACTACAGCTTGCGGTAAATTGATAGATGGTACGCCATCAATTGTTGATAAAATGTTATTCCAACCGTATTTAATAACAAATCCAGATAATACTAAGCCGAACGGCAATAGAACTAAAAGTATAATAAAGTTCTTTTTAGCATCATTTTTATTTTTATCATAATTCATAATTTTTATTTAACTCTCTTTCATTCATTTTCTACATCTTTTCTAAACTGCCAAGCCCAGTCAAAGTCTTTGCGGATTTCGGATTCGGTGACGTTTCTAATATTTTTGTATTCCTCTAATTGATCTTCATATGCTTCAATTAATTTTAGTTTCTTGTTTACCTTTACTAAAATTATTTTTAAATCACTATTCGGATTTGGTATCTCAACTGTATAAAGCTTCTCTTTTTCAATTGTGATATTTGGATAAGCTAGCCAAGCTTCATAAAACTCACGTTCATTGTGAGTTAGCCACTCTCTAACTTCATCAGATTGTCGACTCATGTGTTGATGTAAATAATCTACATCATCATCAAAGCTTTTAATCACATCAAATATCATTTGTGGCACTTCTGGTTGAGGTTGATCGAGTTGGTCGAGTAATACTTTTACAATATGTGTTTTCACTACTGGAATGTCGCCGACACCACCTTTACCAATAGACTGTTTGTCTATCAATTTCTTCGCTTCTTCAATATTCATTTTCTACCTCGCTTAACTTCTTCAACAATTTCAATTGCTACACCTATTGCAGCCATATAACCAGCGTAGCTTTCTTGTCCGTAGTTATCCAGATCATTGTCAAATTCTTTATTAAGTCTTTTTAAAATTTCGTCAATCATACCCTATCCCCCATTTCCAGTCAGCTCAGCAATCCGTTTTGTCTGTCTAGCTCTATCATCACTAGCACGTTTAAGCTGCTTTTGTGTCCTGCTTAACTGTGTCCGTAATTCTGTAATTTGCGACTTGTAGTGGTCTTGCAGTGCGACGTTTAAAATAGATATAGCCATCAATGCTATACATTTTTTTAGCTTTTTTGTTAAACACTCTAAATTTCGGTATCATAACTCACCTCTCAAAAAATACTCTGCATCACTTTTAGCGATTAAGCTATCACGATAAGCAATAGCTTCGTCTTTAGTCTTAAACTCTTTGTCTTTATAAACAGTAGGCAACACTCGTCCGCCGATGTGATCGTAAACCCTAACTACGTGTGTCATTTGCATTCTCCGTTTTCTCTAGCCAAATTGCTAGCATTGTGCAATAATTAGCCATGTCATTTAACGTGTCTGACAGGCTTTCTGAAACGTTTTTATCACTGCTTATAAGATTATATAGTCTATTGTATTTATCGCTTATACGTACGATACCAGCAATAAATCCGAAGTCATTTAAAGACTTTTCGAACGAGTTCCCATAATCTGCATTTTTAGCTAAAAACATTTGATAATTTTCGTTGTATGCAGCTTGCATACTCTCTGCGTTTATTTTATCTGCCATACTATACCTCCTCAGAAAGTCATTGCTGCGTACATCAATCGCTTAACTTTCTTGTAATGGTCTAACTTTGTACCTCTGTGCTTTTTGTTTAACTTTATAAAAATATCAGTTTCATGGCTGTTTGGGTTGTGATACTCTCTGTATGATTTAAGATACATCTGTACATAAGTGTCTTCGTCAAAATAATCTTTAAACGCCTCAATTACATAAGGGCGTGGCAATGTTTTTCTACGCTTGTTATTTGAGATATTTAATCTTAGGCGTTCTGATGTTTCATCATCTAAATTTAACTCTTTGACACGTCTCAAAACACTGCCATTAAAGAGATTATAAAATTTATCCGTTAGTTCGTTCATCTATTTCCTCAATTTTTACTTTTATTCTAGGGTTTGGACTATACTTTTTTATAGCTCTTAAGTCGCATACAATATTATCGTCTGACCAAACAATCCCCGATTTTTGTATTTTGTCATAACCTGCGTCTGAAATGCTATCAAAAATAGCTTTAACTAAGTTATCAATATCAGGCTTCTTTACGTGCCATATAAGCTCGTTTATAAATTTTTGATATATTTGTACGGTTTTACTTTTTGAGCGTGCCGTAGGCTCTTTTATTAGCGTTTGTGGCGCTCTCATGTAAAACGTGACATCTACTTTTACACAGTTATCAAAAAATGGCCCATTATAGTTTTTTTCAATCCAACCAGTGACTTGTTTTCTCCACTTTTTCATTTTAGGGTCTTCATACGTTCCCCACTTGCTAAATTTTGGTCTTGTTTGTGGTTTTGGCTCTACTGGTATCTCAAACTCTGTTTTAAAATTCAATTTCTTCAACTCCTACAAAAATAGCGATTCTTTTTGAGCTAGGTCTAGCTTGATAAGATTTAGTCATGTACTGTTCTATGGTTGCTTTTTTGATACCAAGCCGTGCTGATAACTCTTCTTTTGTGCCAACGTCGACAAACTTGTCGTCGTCATATATTGCATATATCCTTTGCTTCCGCGGCTTCGTCATATTTAGAATGGTAAGTCATCATCTGAAATATCCATTTTGTTGGCATTGCCAAAATGAGAATTAGAACTATTGCCGCTTTGATTAGTCTGTTGTTGGCTATTGCGACTTTCTAATAATTGGAAATTTTCCGCAACAACTTCTGTTACATAGATACGTTGCCCTTGCTGATTTTCGTAATTGCGTGTCTGAATGTGCCCTGTGATACCGATTAAAGTCCCTTTTTTAGCCCAGTTTGCTAGATTTTCAGCAGATTGTCGCCAGATAACACAATTAATGAAGTCCGTCTCTCGCTCTCCGTTTTGCTCTTTGAATCTGCGGTTAACTGCAAGTGTAAACGTAGCTACAGCTACTTGACTTGGCGTGTGACGAAGTTCGGCATCCTTGGTCATGCGACCTACAAGTACAATATTATTAATCATTTTTTAGTCCTGCTTTCTTTTTGAGTTTATTGATTAATTCGTCTGCCGAAACAATGTGTTCCGTATGCAAATTTTCCAGTGTCCCCACTTTTAAAGTATCGGTTAGCCATTTTGTTAACTCTTCAACGTTTTGGTTTGTGGCTTTCGCAATATCATTTAAATCAGACTTGTAAGTCTCGACTTGGATATTGCTTATTTTAGGAGTTTTAGAGGTTGTCGGTCGGGAGGTTTTTTGTTCTTTGCGTTGCGTATCTTCTGTAACAATCGCATCTACATCTTCCTCACCAATTCCAAACAGCCCTTGCAAGGCATACTTACCTGCGTACGAACTCACTGCACCAGTCCATTGCGGAACTTGCATTTGTTGTATTTGTTTAGGTTCTCCTGTTTTATAGTCTTTAGTATTTAAAACAGGCACACTGTCCAACTCAGCATATCTTGTCGCTTGGTGTTGTTCATCACCAAGTCTAGCTGTTGCTGTTGCTTTGATAAAAATTCTGCCGATCAATTCCACCAATTCGTCAGATACCGTTAACTCCCACCCGCTATTTAGTGTTTTAAAGTGTGTAAAAATATCTTCTGCATTGCGAAATGTATATTTAACGCCTTGTTTTGTTGTTTTTGTTATTTGCATTTTTGTCTGCAATTCTGCAAAAGTCATGCTCATCTACTTCACCTGTAAACTTTCTGTTTCGATTAGTTGAACTCCAGATATATCAATTCCAGATTTTAAAACTTTTGAGATTTCATCTTTTTTTGGTTTGTATTCAACTTTTTCTTGCATGTATTCAAAAGGTATTTTTGTTTCGTCCAAAACCTCAACCTTCTTACTTTTTCGCAAAGATACTTTAAACATTCCAGCATCAACTTTTTTCTTTTGACTTAAGTCCATTGCTAGCCTAATTGTATCTTTGTATTTTTCCGCTTTGGCTTCTGCTTGCTTTTGCTTTTTGTAAAAAGTTTCTTTTTCGGCTTTATACTTTTCAGCATCAGCCTGCACATTTTTTAACATTTTGACAAAATACTCAATGTTATTTTCTAAGTCTGACTGAAAATCAATGCTGTCAAGTGTATCTTGGAATGTTTCTTCGTCTAAATCCATTGACTGTAATTGTGCGTAAATACCTTCTAATTCGTATAAATAAGCCATATCATTTCCTCTTTCTGTGTTTCAGTTGCCAATTTTCGGCTTTTAATCTCTTCAACTGTTTCTTTAACTCTATATTTTCTTCAGCTTCTTTAAGATAATCAGACATCAAGTCGCTGTATCTACTTTGCCAATAACGAGTAGACTCGTATAACTCTTCGCTCATATTTAGTCTTCCAAAATGTGAGATTTAAAAGCCCATTTACTATCAAGTCTCCGATTGACAATTAATTCAGGTTTTACATCAAATTCCGTTTCAATGTATTCCATCAAGTCTTCGTCTGTATAGTCTTTAAATTCGTTGTAAGTCTGCCTTAGCGTAGGCTCTTCGCTGTCTCGTAAATAGTCAATTGTAAATATAAAAGCATCCCTAAAATTACCGTCAAACGTTACAAGTTCGCCATTAATCCTAATTTCTACCATGCGAACTACCTACAAATTTCTCTAGTCTATCTTTGAAAAAGTCAAACATTTCTCGCAACTCATTGTTTTCTTTTCTTAGGTCGTTATTATTAACCATAATATCCACTATAGAACTATCTTTTTCGAAGCATTTATATTTTAAATGTTTAACATCTTCAGACAAATCAATGTTTTTAGACTTTAAGATTTCATTTTCGATTTTTAAGTCTTTAATCCTATTTTCTAATTCAGCTACTAATTTCAAATCTGGTCTATTTTCCAAAGTCAATCCTCCCTCTGCGCAGTCTTAACTGCCTGTATTCTTCAATTTTTTTATTTCGACTAGTTTCATCTAGAGCCATAATTCTTGCTACATGCTCTTCTGATAAGCCAAAAAATGTTGTTAATGTTAGTTCCATCAGAACCTCTTACTTTCTGCATTATCTGGATATTTAAAAATATTGTTTTTTGCACCTTTGATTATGCGATCGACAAAAGCAGCATCGTAGATTTTCATAAGCTCAGCTCTACTAAAATTTGTATTAATGATAGTATTTGTCCGATTATCCAAAATATTAAATAAAAACGTATATGTCCAACCGCTAGCAGATTTAATGGTGTTACCTGTGGTTGACTCCTTGCCTAAGTCATCAAGTATCAGATAATCACAATTGATGAGAAGCTTTGACATTCTTTCTTGCGAATATTTGCTATTTTTTTTATCGTCATAATCGAATGTATCTTTGACTAGTCCGGACAACAAAGGTACCGAAACAAATATCACACTCTTTGATTGATTGTAAGATTTAAACATCTCGTTAATATTTTTAGCAATACTCATAGACAAGTGGCTCTTGCCAACCCCTGGAGGTCCTTGTAAGAGGGAGTTACCTTCCATTCCTTTAACATAATCTCTGGTGATTCGTTTGGCATAGTTTAGCGCTTTTGTATCTACAGCACTATGTTCCTTGTAGTTTTTCAACGTAGCACTAGCAATTTCCTTTGATAAAACGCTCTCTTTATAAAACACTTTATAACCCTTAGCTAGCAACGACTGGTTGTTGTACGCAATGTCAACCGCATTACTTTTCGATTGGATATACTCTGTTGTACATTGCCAACAAAATTCTGTTTCTCTATTGCCATGATTTGGCATTTTCCTAGCATAAATTGGCATCTCGTGCTTTTCGCATGTTTTCCCAGTATCTCTAATAATGCCATTCTCGAGCATGTTTTCTCTTGTCATTAACCCAAAAGCCATAGGTACCTCCTAAAATCCATATTTCGGGTCTGGTTTCTTCAATTCATCCAGTTCAGCTTGCGAGAACCGTTGCCCTTGTTGTTTTTGGTAATAATCCCCATTACTTGCCTCTGGCTGGTTGAGATAACTCTCAAACTTGCTAGCATTAAACAAGGTTGATGGCCTGAGATATTTTTCCATGTCAGAATTTACCCACTCGCTGCATTTTTTATCTATGACAGCTTTGAAATCTTCTAAAGTATAACTATCTTTTAGTCTCGCTTTGACTAAATCTGTGTTTGTTTTTACAAACTTATAGTTAGAGTTCATTTTTTGGTTGAGATAAGCTATTGGGATACGATAATCAAAATTTTTGGGATTACCTTTTTTGACTTGTTCGACATATTTCTCTTCTAACCAGTCTGGAAAGAGATATTCAGTCGGGCTTTGCTCGACAATATATTCTTTCTCTTTATCTTTCTCTTTATCTTTCTCTTTATCTATCTCTATCTCTATCTCTGTTGGAACTTTGTTGGAAAGCGGTTGGAATTTTTCCAACTCTGCTTGTTTTTTCTTGTATCTATTCCAGTTTGTTTCTTGCCCCAACAAAGCCTTTGCTTGCGGATAATGAGTATTACCGCCATCATCAACTTGAATGACTCCACATTTCACAAAATATGCTAAAGCCATATTTATCTGTTCTTCTGAAGTTTCAAGACGAAGAGCTAGTTCTTCTGCGTAATTATCAAAAGTTCCTTCGTAATCAATGATGCAATCATTCTCAATAGCTTCTAACATGAGTCTGATGTAAATAACAATCATGTCCGAACCGCCAGGGAAATTTCTTAAAAGCCTTTTAATAAATAAATTTTCAAAAAAATGTTTATCAAATTTCAACCAATAATAGATTTTTGTTTTTGATTTTTGTGCCATTTATCCTCCTAACTTGCAGTCCACTAGTGTGATAAAGTAGTTCAACTTCGCTTTATCTCTTGTTTCTAGTTTGCTTTTGTCAATCTGTTTTAGTAAGTAGTTAACGCATATTTTTTTAATCATCTTCTAGTACCAATCCCTCTAATCGCTTATCATAGCTAGACACAAACCACTCTTTTAATTGATTGTAAAGTTCTATTGCTTGGTCGTATTCCTCAGGCAATACTTCCTTATTTTGACTTTTACCAAAGACATTTAAGACAAGCAAACGAATATGGTTGTGCACGTCATGTGTTGTAATTTTGCTATAACTAATCTCGTTGTCCACACCAAAAGTTTTTGGTGTCTGATTGAAGACGTGTTTTTCTGGTTTATAAGCACGTTCACGATTTAATTTCTTGAGTACTTTTGGGTATTTATTGTTGATCGGAATTAACTCATCATCAAAGCCGACATCTTTAAATAGCCCCTGTGGTGTGCGTTTTTCTTTCGCTTGTTTCATGCGCTCGGCTACTAATTCATTCAATTCTTCTTCAGTTAATGTGTAAGTTTTCATACAGTCCTCCTGCGAATTTGAGGCACACAAAAAGCGTACCTATAAATTTGAGTTGCACAAATACAGGTACGCTGTTATAATATAAGCGTATCCTGTATTCTTCTTGAATATGGGTGCGTTTGGCACTGCGTAACTAATCGGATTGGCGTTTGAGTAGTTACGTGGTGTTTTTTTGTTTACCCTTTTAGCTCATTATAGACTTTTTCGAGCCCTTCCATGAGGATATCGGTTTTGCTTTTTCCAGTCTTTTCGGTACAAAAATCAAGCATTTCTACCTCATTTTTTGAAGCTCTGACACCGATATACTTATCCCTTGGATTGCTAGTAGGTCGCCCCATTTTTGCCAAATCTGTCACCTATCGAAAACTCAAGGCAAGATTTAACAATTGCAAGACAATTAAAATCCCTAACAAAATTTCAGTTCTTTTTTCGTGCTTCATTTGCTAGCCTGTAGGAGCTATGTTATAATCGAAGTACACGAAACCACCGAGGGCTTTCGCCCTCTGGTTTCGTTGCTTTTAGAGAAGTTCTCGTATGAATCTGATTATTTCTATGATTATGCCGATAATCACAAATTTATCAGTCAGCGAGAGCTTTTCTTTTTGCTTAGTTTTTCGACTTCGCATAGCTCCGTTTCCTTTCCGTTGGATTTAGTTAATTCCTTAACCATGATTTAATTATAACTTATGTTTAAACAAATGTCAATGGTTTTGTTTAAACATTTTTAAATATTTTTCTTTCTCTCAAAACAGCCCTAAAATCACTTCTGAGACAGTCTGTTATCTAGACATACATTTTACCGTTCTTGTCATCAGAAGCTATCAGGATTGAAATCTCGTAGCTTTTAGAAGCTTTAAATGCTATAATACTACTCGGCACTACTACACCGCCTTAGATTGGAGGTGAGAACCATGTGCGAAATATTCTTCACAACAATCATCGCACCATTATTGGTCGGCATCGTCTTGTTGCTAGTCCAAAAGTGGCTAGACAACGATGATTAGTGTCTTCTAGGAAACTAGAAAAATCCCCTAGTATTTGCGGTACTAGGGGATTTCTTTTTGGCACTAAATGTGCTAAATATTCTTCACTTCCCCTAAAGTATACTACGAAAAAAACGAAATATCAAGAAAAAATACACTTTAACCGTATTAAAACGGAAATTTGTAAAATATATTTTACTCCAACGCACCCATATTCAGTTGTCAAAGGACTATGTATTTCCTACCAAACCTGCTTACCAGGCAAACCATCTAGTTCCTAATTAAAATTGGATTCCATTCATCCATGTTTCAAACCTTTCATATAATTATGAAAATCATCATAAGCTTTCGCACCAACTTCCCAGCCGTGTGTTTCAATTGTCCTTTTTGGTTTTGGTTCTTCTTTTGCAAAAATTAGATTAAATAGTTTTTTCATCGTTATACTCCCGTTCTCATATAATTTTCGTTGTACCACTCAATAACTTTGTCTCGTGGATATTTTTCACGATTTCCCTTGATTCTTGGAAAATCTTCGTGACTGTTGAATCGTCTGTCAAATGTTTCTGGTGATACTCCAAGCATTTCAGAAACTTTTGTTTTAGTTAATTCGAGTGGATAATTCGTTTTTTCATTGCTTACTGATTGGATTACGTTAACTGCACGTATTCTCAATCCACTTTCAAATTGTTCGTACAATTTTTCTAGTAAGTCATCCATTGATTAATACCTCTCTTTCGTGGTATAATTAGTTAAATTATTTTGGTTAGTCACTGTTCCCGCAGTGGCTTTTTTTGCGTTATCTGAATTCGTTTAGACTGACATCTAAGACATCGGCGATTTTTTTCATTTTGTTAAACGAAATATCTCTTTTACCGATATTCATAATGGTGTTGTAACTAATTCCTGTTTTCTCCGACAACTCTTTTTTACTCATTCCTTTATCAATGAGAATTTTGTTCAATTTTTTCTTCATAATATTTTTAAAAATCAACATATTGTGTTTTTAATTGTCTGAGATACACAACATATTGTGTTTTGTACCTTTCTGTTATATAATGTAGCTATCCTGTTAGGAAGGAGAGTAAGGTAATGGTAAAAATAAATGCTAGAGAATTCGCTTTGGCTGTTGTTACTTCATCAAGTCCAGAATTATCAGTTGAAGATAAAATCAAACTATATGAAGATGCTTATGAAGCTGTAAATGCTCACAATAAACCACTTATTGAAGCTGAGCAGAAACAACAGTCAGAAAATACAGAAGCATTTTTAAAAGCAATGGGACGCGATGAATCAATTTTTTGATAAATAATCGCCAATCTCGAGAAACCCTTTAGCAAGTTCGCACCTTGTTAAGGGGTCTTCTTCTCTTCCCCAACTTTTTACGATATCCGTAAGCATATCTTCTAGCACTTTTTTAAAATAGGTTTGTGTTTCTTTCATGTTGTTTCCTTTCTAGTTCTAAGCGACATCACCACCGTTATTTTTATTTTCCAGTTCGATAATCTCTTTTTGCTTTGGTGTTTCACGAGTTTCAAATGGTGTGAATAAATTATAAGATAGTGATTTTAAATAACTGATAGCTTTTTCTGCTTCTGTATGTTTGATATGAGTGTACTTCGTCACATTGAAATGATGTTTCAATCGTGAATGCTGTACACGAATAAACTGTCCTTTCTTGCTAGCGAATAGATTTGCGCTTGGAACAACTTTTCTATTATCAAAATATTCTTTGGCGAATTCATAGGCTTGACGACTGATAATGCTTTTAATTTCACTAGCTTCCACATCGTCAATATGGACTTTTTTATCAATTTCAATTGCTAAAGAACGAACCTCTTCAACATCTTTCTTAATGGCTTCTTGAGAAGCTTTTACTTGTTTTTGAGAAGATAAGACTTCAATCATCATATCTTCAATCGTCATTCCTTTGACAACTTCAAGAGCGTCTTTTTCATTCATTTCTGATAATTCTTTACTCATTGATTATTACCTCTTCTACTGTTTTTCTATTTCCAGATGGAATAATTTTGTACATTTCATCGCACCAAGTTTGGACTGTATTAACCATCTTGGTTACTTCCGTAACTGAATAATGTGCATTGACATTATTGATAATTGGCTTAAAACGAAGTGGCGCCATTTTCGTATCGAAGAAGTTTTGCACGTCACTAATGATTGAGGACAGCTCACTTATCGAAGTAACAAGGTTCTCAAGTTTTTCTTTTTTGCCCTCGAGGTGACGAATCTGGTTTGTTACTTCAATAGCTCGTTGTGACTCAAGCTTTATTGTCGATAACTCAAGCTTTTTACTATCTAGCTCCCATTCAGCTTCTTCAAGTGTTTTGGAAAGCTCTTTATTTTTATCTAGTAAAGTCTGGTTAAGTTGCTTTGTAGATTCATAATCATCTGGAATGACTTCCTTGATAACTTCTTTTTCAACGATTTTAGCACTCAAGGCTTGCTCTGCTAAATTCTCTTTTTGTTGCTCTAAACGGGCATTTTCTGATTTTAAGCGGTTGTTCTCTCGCTTGATTTCTTGCAACTCTCTGACAGTTGGGTTATCGCCACTTTCGATGCGTTCAATCTGTTCTTGCTTTTGGTCATCTGGTAGGGTGGCGATAAGATAGAGGGCTGATGTTCCTAAATTTCGAAACGTTTCGAAATTTGGTAGCTCACTTGAAATTGTCATTGATTTGCTGACAAAATCTTTATCAAGACCAATAGATTGATACCAGTTCATGAAATTTCCATGTGTTAAGTCATTCTCTTTAACATGTTTCAACCTGCGACCGATTTCCCAAATGGACTGACCAGCGATGTTTTTATGGTGGTTGATTTCTAGTTCAATCTGGGCTAGATTATCCGATAATGCTAGTTCGTTCATACTGTCCTTTCTAATTTATTGTTACGAAATTTTCGTATTTTTTTCCTAAAAAAATATCATCAAACTTAATATGAAAAGTATCCATATATTTTTTTAAAATTTGATAACCGATGTCTGAACTGTCTTTTTCAAGTCTAGCAATCGTTTGAGGTGATACATCAAACATATCTGCTAATTCTTGTTGAGTCAGACCTTTATTGATTCGCATGGCTTCTAAAGTCCATTGCATTCCCCCACCTCCTTTCTGTGGTATAATTTAAATAAAAATTGTGAGGTATTATTATGAGTAAAAAATCTTGTTTCGTAGTATCTGCTATCGGTGAGGAAAGTAGCGAAATTCGGAACCACTCAGACAGTGTTTTAAATTATATAATTAAACCTGCATTGATCGAAAAGTATCAAGTGACCAGAGCTGACGAACTGTATCATTCAGATAGGATTGACGATAAAATATTTGATGCTTTATCCACAGCAGACTTGGTAATTGTTGATATAACAGGAAATAACCCGAATGTCTTTTTAGAACTTGGGTTTAGAAAAGCGTTGAACTTACCTACTATTTTCCTTAGACAAAAGACTGATGAAGATATCCCTTTTGATATTAGAACTATAAATACCATTCATTACGATCTCAAAAACTCTGAAAGTAAGGTTGTGCTTGATTCTGTCCAAGAAACAATTAGACGAATTCAAAAAACAGAAGAAAACATTGATTTTTCTATAATCCATGAACCAAACGACCAAAGTGCTTCAGTGCAAGATATTATCCAATTAAAAACTTCAATTAACAACATCTATGATGCAATTGAAAATTTATCTGATAAAATAGAAAATAATTCTACTCAAAAAAGACCAATGACTCAGGAAGACTTAATTATGATGGCTTTTCAAGAGCCAGAAAAGTTAGAAAAGATTTTTGAGTTACAAACAAAATACCCTAATGCCTTTAACAGCCCTTCGAACGCTCTAAACGACTAATTCGCTCCTCAAGGCCTTTGATATAACCTCTTAAGAATGAGATTGAGGTTGTATTTTCTTCTTCGTTCTGTTCTATTTTTTGAACTTTTTCTTCAAGATTAATCATTTTTCTGACCCCTCTCCTTTCCACTCCCACTTGGGAGTTTTTATTTTGTAATAAACCAAGCGATCAGCCAAGTGATACCACCTAGCACTAACAGTGCTGGCAATACGCCGCCTTCAAATTCAACGCTTGTTTTTTCCTTACCATCACGACTAGTAAACGTGTGTTCTAGATCGCCAAACATTAGTTTTTTCCAATTCATTTTGTACCTCCTAAAAATGTTATAATCAACTTATCCTAGCAGAAAGGAGGATAAGCTATGCAACGTCAATACGTTTCATCTAGTAACGTCCGAAGTGTTGGTTGGGAAAATAACACTTTGGAAGTTGAGTTTAATAATGGTTCTATTTACCATTATCACAATGTAAGCCAAACGGAATACCGTTCTGTTCTGGTTGGGTCTGTTGGCTCAAATATTCATAGATTAGCTAAGATACACACTTATACACGTATTGTCTAATCTAGTAGAGTTCCGCTCACTGGGTGGAACTCTTTTGTTTCCACCAGCTGAATACCATCCAGCGTGATAATAATCTTGCTATGTAAACATGTCTTCGCTAGAAATTTTGAACCAGCTTCTAGTTGTTTGATTAAATCCTCTGGCATAATCTCTCCTTTCATTCTTGCAGAGATACAGCCGATGTGCTAAACTAAACTTACCCCGTTAGGGGTGGGGGAATTTCACCCCCCTATCCGATTACCATGTAATCAGATATTTGATTTTGAGCTTAAACCAAAGAATCTTGATTTCGACTTCTAGTTCTTTGTGTTTAGGCTTTTTGTTTAGCCTAGACTTCATCAGCTGTACCTCCTTTCGTTTTGCTTAATTCCTTAAGCTTGATTATAGTATAATACGATTTTTTCGTATTGTCAATAGTTTTTTCCAAAAATTATGTTTTTTTCGTATTTTTTGATTGTTAAACTATCAAAATAGAGATATAATAGGTGTGTAAAATAAATACGGAGTAATCGTAATGAATGATAAAAACAGAATGCAAATTATAGCAGATAACATTACGTATTATAGAAAAGAAAAAGGCGTAACTCAAAAAGAATTGGCTAAGGCTGTCGGAGTTACACCTAGCACTATGACAGATTATATGAAACTTCGTAGCGCTCCTTCTTTTGGTGTAATACAAAAACTTGCTGACTACTTTGAGATTAAAAAATCTGATATAGATTCAACTTTTAAAGATGAAACCTCTCCCACCCCAAAAGTCTTAGAGCTTGACCGCAGTCTCAAAGAACCACATCACGGTGAATGGATTTCATACGGTGATAAATTATTAGAACAACAAAATACAGTAGAAGATAGTAAGAATACAGTAGTAGAATTATTCTCTTACAACTACTACGACCATGCTGCTTCTGCTGGTACAGGTCAGTATCTAAATGATGTACAAGTAGAAACAATTGAATTACCAGTCGATTATGACGCTGATTTTGTCATACCGGTTTATGGTGATTCTATGGAACCAGAATATCACTCTGGGGATTATGTATTTGTTAAGCTATCCGTAGACCTCACGGATGGCGATATAGGCGTCTTTGAATACTATGGTGACGCTTATATCAAACAGTTGCTTATACACGCAGAGGGGGCATTTCTGCATAGTCTGAACGACAAGTATAACGATATACTCATAGATAGAGATAGTGATTTCCGTATTATCGGAAAAGTTGTCGGCAACTTTATGCCAAAAGAATATTGAGTCGCATTACGCATTATAGGAATGATTAGTTTTTATACTGTAAATGATTTTTAAAATTTAATTTAATAATGGGAGAATTACTATGGCAATATTTGGCGGAGAAAAATTATCTAGAGAAGAAAAACAAAAACAAAAAATACAAAAATATTTATCTCAACGTGGAATTGACAACTTGAACGAAAAATCTAACGTGCAAGTAAGACGTGTGATTAATGATTTGGCTGGTAACGGATTTTTTAAAGCAGGCATGGCCTTGAGTTTTGCAAAAGCTGAGGAACAGGCAAAAGTTACATACTTATCAGCATTAGTGGAACAAAATTGGATACTGATTAGTCAAAACCAAGAAATTTTGGATGAACTCAAAAAAATCAATAATAACTAAAAATTCCACGCTTGATTTAGGGGATTGATATGAAAATAGGAATGAGAAAATCTAGTTTAAAAAAATCATTTAAAGCTCGAACCACAGGAAAACTAAAAAGACAAATTAAAAAGAAAGTTATTCCTGGATATGGGAAAAAAGGCATGGGTATATTACATCCAAAAAAAGCTTTATATAATAAAGTCTATAGAAAGACTACATTTGGTGGAATTTCTGGTATCAATCAATCATATTCAGGAAAATCAAAAACTATTCAATATGAATACCATGAAGTATTTCTAAAAGAGCACAGAGTTAACAAGCTAGCTTACTGTCTTCTTGCATTCTTCCTTGGCAGCATCGGGGGCCAATATTTCTACATGAAGGAATTCAAAAAAGGTTTGTTATGCTTCTTCTTGTCATGGACTACTGTTCCAATTTTCATTGGTTTTTACCAAGCTATTAAAGCTATATTTGAGCCATTTAACAACGATGACACAATAAGCATATATACTAAATAGAACAATAAAAAAAGCCCCGCGCTCAAATTTTGGTCAAGGAGAGCGTGAGGCGAGTCTAGTATAAGAAAAAAGCATTAAATGGCTCGCTTTCTTGTACCTATTTTAGCAAAAATGAAAGGCATTTACAATGGCATCATACAGAAAACTGGACAGTGGTTGGGAATACCGCATCATTTATAAAGATATAAACGGCATACGAAGAGAAAAATCAAAACGTGGTTTCTCAACTAAGACACTTGCTAAGGCTGCAGCAGTTAAAGCCGAGCGAGAAATAAATTCAACTGATACAGAATTGTTAGATACTACATTCTACGACTACTCTATTCAATGGGCGGAAGTTTACAAACGACCACATGTTACTGCAAAAACTTGGCAAACATACAGTAAGAATTTTAAGCACATCAAACACTACTTTGGCAATATGAAAGTCAAAGATATCACTCACACTTTTTATCAAAAGGTATTAAATGAATTTGGTGAGATAGTTGCCCAACAAACACTCGATAAATTCCACTATCAAGTTAAAGGCGCTTTAAAATCAGCAGTTAGAGACGGCATAATAAGATACAATGTCGCTGATGGTGCTATTGTTAAATCACAAGTTGCAAAAAAATCTAAAGAAGAAAAATTCCTTGAAGAATCTGACTACTTGAATCTTATTGAAGTATCTAAAGATAAAATAAAATACGCTTCTTATTTCACTGTTTATTTAATCGCAGTGACTGGCTTACGATTTGCGGAAGTACAAGGGTTAACATGGAATGACGTTGATTTCGATAATGGTTTTTTAGATATCAATAAATCGTTCGATTATTCAATCAGTCAGAGATTTGCGCCAACTAAAAACGAGCAATCAATTAGAAAAGTGCCTATCGATCTAAACACTATTGATATTTTAAAAGAATATAAAGATAACTACTACCAACCAAACAAACTTGGGCGTATATGCTACGGAGCGTCAAATAATGCCACGAACAAGGCTATCAAACTTACTACTGGTAAACCATATCCAACCAATCACACCTTGCGCCACACGTACGCTAGCTACCTTATAATGCAAGGTGTAGATTTGATTTCTATATCTCAATTGTTAGGACATGAGAATTTAAATATCACGCTTAAAGTTTATGCTCATCAATTAGATAAATTAAAAGAAAAAAATGACAAAGTTATCAAGGACATTTTTTATAATTTGTGA